CGTAAGCAAACCTATATTGAATGTAGTAAAATTATTGAAACTATAGTAACCAATAATCTAGCAATATCAGCTAATGGAGTGATGTTTAGAACTGATAAGCCTTCTGTTTTGTCAACAATACTTGCTAAATGGTTTGATGAAAGGGTAGAGTATAAGGGCTATATGAAAAAAGCATACAAGGCTGGTGATAAAGAAAAAGGTGCATTTTGGCATCAACGTCAACACACAATGAAAATTTTGCTGAATAGCTTGTATGGTGCAACTGCCCTTGGTAGTTTTAGATATGGTAATGTAATCCTTAGTGAAGCAATCACACTTTCGGGACAACGTATTATTCAAGAAAGTGCCTTGTGTGCCAACAGACATATGAATAAAGTAATTAGAGGAGAAGTAGAGCTATGATACACTTAGAAGAAACACCTTGGTGGATATGTGATGAAGGGGATAAGAATTTCTGTGCTTATGTAGACACAGACTCAAACTATTTCAACGCTGAACCCCTTTTGTTACACCTCCACCCAGATTTTGAAAGCAAAACAGATGAAGAAAAAGACGATTTACTTGAGCAAGTCGCGCTTAAATACCAGGACATTATTACTGCCCATTATGATGAGTTGGCTAGGGACTGCTTCAATGTCGGTACACATAGACTTGAAATGAAAACAGAGTGTGTTATTCGTTCTGCATATTTTAGAGCTACTCGTAGATATGCCCAATGGATAACTAAACAGGAGGGTATAGCTAAAGAATCACTTGATGTTAAAGGGCTTGAGTTTAAAAAGGCTAACTTTCCTCCTATATTTGGAGAATTTTTTAATAATATTTTAGAACAAATTCTAAAGGGTGCTGAACAAAAACATATTGATAAACTGGTCCTAGATTTTAGAAATTATGTTATGTCTAAAGATTTAGATATAGCTAAATTAGGAAATCCCACTTCAGTAAAAACCCTAAATGAGTATGTAGTTCGTAAACCTAGAGCCGGTGAGGTAATGACTGAACTTAAAAAAGGGGCCCCCGTTAATGTTAAAGCAGCAGTAAAATATAATGATTTGCTTAATTTTTGGGGCATCAAAAATCATAGTGAAATAGTACAAGGTGATAAAATTAAGTGGGTTTATTTAAAAGACAATCCTTACAAAATTGAACAAATAGGCTTCCTAGCCTTTGATATGCCAGATAAGTTTCGTATATTCCTTGAGGACTATGCCGATAGAAAAAAGTCATTTGAAACTATACTGCAAAGTAAGTTAGAAAATTTTTATCGTGACTTAGGATGGACCCTCAATTTAAACCCAAATATAAATAAATTTTTTAATTTCTAATGATATCAAAAAACAAATTACAATCAGTTATTTCTAAGTATTATCTTGGGGGTAAAGTAGAATCTGTTAAATGGCAAATTGAAGGGGGTACTTTAACTATTGACTTTATGGCTCCTACTAAGGATATGATTGGTAGGGTAATTGCTTGGGAATTTCCTATCACAACTGAAGGCACATTAGCTATTTTTAATACAACTCAACTTAATAGACTGTTAAATGTGCTGTCAGGTGACCTAGTACTTGATGCTGAAAAAACTAAAGCAATACTTACTAAACTTAATATTCAAGACGCTAAATCTACTATTAATTATTCACTTGCTGACCCCCTTATGATACCTAAAGTAGGTGAGGTAAATGAAGATGTTGAATGGCAAGCACAAGCTACTTTTGATAATGAGGATTTTCAAACATTTATTAGAGCAGCTGGAGCCATCCAAGGAAATGAGTTAGTTACAGTAAACCCAACACAAGATATTATCGGTAATTCAATACTTCAATTTACATTTGGGGAGCGTATGGAATTTTCTAATAAAGTAGAATTCCATGTTGCTGCTAAATTTGAAGATAATGTTAGAGAGGATAATAAAATCCCCTTTAGTAGTGAAATGCTTAGAGAAATATTCAATGCCAACAAAACGTCAGATGAATGTCAAATGAGTTTTGTGGATGAGGGCTTGCTTCGTCTTATCTTCCGTTCTGAAGATGAAAACATAGACTCTATGTATTTTGTCGTACGAAAAGCAGATTATTAATATTTATTAGCATGAACGAATCTAAATGGCGTAAGTTTATATTAAGTGAAGCTGTTACAACAACAGTAAAAGATGTTACTTTTGATATACTTAAGGATACCTTTAAAAATAAATATCAAAAATTAAAAACTAGTAGTGTATCCGGGGGAAGGAAATTATACAATGACCCTGTAGCCTTCCCAGGGGCAACTGGTATGACTTATATATCAGATGATGTAGCTTTAGAAAGGTGGAAAAATAAACACATAGAATTTAGTAATTCTGAAATAATCCTAGACCCAGACTCAAAGGAATGGTTTAATTTAGTTCAAATACCTGATATTAAAAAAGATTATGATGAACGTTATAAGGGAATAGGGGATTACTACGACAAAAAAAGACCAGGAGAATTTACTGGTGATTAATTTGGTAATTTTCTAAAAATTACGTATATTTATTGGCGATCTTAGGACACCAACCTAGTTATTATATTATTTAACCGTCACCTTAGGGGACACAAAACAAAACAAAATGACACATTTGCTATTAAACAGGGACTTTGCTAGTCCATTTGACGTACTCGTCAGAAATTTTTTCGATTCACAGGGGGAATTTGAAGCCCCAAGTCGACCTACAGTAACACATCCAATTGATGTGTTTGAAGATGAAAATGGCCTTACACTCGAAGTAGCTTGTACAGGTATCGATAAAAAGGATGTAAAAATTAATATTGAAGGAGACATCCTTAGACTTTCCTATGATAAAGGAAAACCACAACCCAAACCTGAAGAAAATGGGGTTCGTTATTACCATGCTGGTATTAAAAAGAGCAATTTTAATTTAGGTTGGAAAATCTCTCGTAGATTCAATCTAGCTAAAGCTAATGCTGAAATGGTAAATGGTTTGCTTATAATTAGTATTCCATTTGCACTTGAATCAAAACCAAAATCAATTACTATTAAGTAATTTTCTTTAGGGTTGGTGTCCTGAAGATTCTTTCGTATATTCCCGCGTACTAAAAAAACAAAGTTATGAATTTTATTAAGGATCCACTCCTCGGAGAGTATTTTATTCAAATTGATGAATATAATTACTCTGTTTACAAAACCATTATGCCAGATAGTGGTACACCTTATGACCATTGTGTAGGACATTGCCGTAGTCTTGAAGCAGCACTTAACAAAGTTGTTGATAGTAAGATGAAGCAAGGTTCTTACACTAGTATTAAGGATTATATTATTGAACTTAGAAATATTAAAAACGAATTTAAACAAAACTTTTTGTAATGGTAAAAGCATTATTTAACGCGGTTATTGTAAAACCGATCGAAGAAGAAGAAAGTGTCCATGGGAGCATTATTGTTCCTGATATGGGCAAAGAAAAAAACCTTAAAGGCGAAGTAGTATCTGTTGGCCCCGGTTATTACTCAGGTATGGGTAACTTTATAGAAACCGTAGTCAAGGAAGGAGATATTGTATTGCTCCCCCAAATGGGTCCTACTAAAGTAGATTATGAGGGACAAGAATATTACATGATTGAAGAAAATAAAATTTTAGGAATTATTAAAAAATGAGCAAAGTAACTATTGTAAATTACGGAGACGACTCCCGTAAGAAATTGATTGATGGAGTTAATCAACTTGCAGACGCAGTCGTAACTACCTTGGGACCTAATGGCCGTAACGTTGTTATTCAAAATGAACAAGGAGTACCCCAAAGCACTAAAGATGGTGTGACTGTAGCTAAAGCTATTGAACTTGAGGACACTGTTGAAAATACAGGTGCCCAAATGGTTAAACAGGCCGCTATTAAAACTGCTGAGCAAGCAGGTGACGGTACTACAACTTCCACATTGTTAGCCCGTGAAATTGTAAATGCAGGAATGCGTTACAGTGATAAGGGTCATAATATTGTAGAAATTAAACGTGGTATTGATAAGTGTGTTAGGGGACATGTAGATTATCTGCGTGGAATCTCTCAAGACATTTCAAGCGAAGACCAACTCCGCCAAGTAGCTACCATTTCAGCTAATAATGATGAAGAAGTAGGTGAATTGATCGCTACTGCTATGGAAAAGGTAGGACGTGATGGTGTGGTTACTATTGAAGAATCACGTACAGGTGAAACTTATCTTGAAACAGTTGAGGGTTTACAATTTAATAGAGGATTTAAATCCCCCTACTTTGTAACTAACAACGATAATATGAGTTGTGTACTTAAGGATACTGCAATTCTTTTTTATAATGGTAGAATTACTACTGTAAAAGATTTGCTCCCACTTCTTGAGAACCTTTCTCAACAAGCTAAGTCACTTCTTATTGTTGCTGAGGATATTGATGGCGAAGCACTTGCTACCCTTATTGTAAATAAAATGAGAGGTATTTTAAATGTTTGTGCCGTTAAAGCCCCTGACTTTGGTGACCGTCGTACCTTACTTATGAATGATATGGCTACCCTTACTGGTGGTGTAGTTGTTGATAAGGATAAAGGTATGAAGCTCGATAAATTTGACCTTAATTGGCTGGGCGAATGCCGTACAGTTACTGTTACTAAAGAACAAACTACTATTGTTGATGGTGCAGGTGAAGAAGAAGCTATTGAGCGTTTATGTACTGAACTTCAATCACAAATTGAAAATTCGACTTCTCCATTTGAGGTTGAAAAACTTCAAGAACGCCTTGCTAAACTTACTGGAGGTGTAGCTGTTGTTCATGTTGGTGGTAATACTGAAACTGAGATGAAAGAACGTAAGGACAGAGTTGATGACGCTCTTCAAGCTACTAAAGCTGCTATTGAGGAAGGAATCATCCCAGGCGGGGGATTAGCTCTACTTAGAGCAGCTCATAATGTAGCATGTGAAAATGATATGTCTAATTCTGACCAAAAAATTGGATGCAACATTGTTAAGTCGGCTCTTCGTAAGCCTTTTAAACAGATTCTTAAAAATGCAGGTGTTGAAGATGCCTCTAGAATTGAATTTAGTGTCACTTCTGGAGAAAAAATAGGCACTGGTTATAATATAAAAACTGGTAAGTTTGATGATTTCCTTAAAAAAGGTATTATTGATCCTACCAAAGTTACGCGTTGTGCTCTCGAAAATGCCGCTTCAATTGCAGGTACTATTTTGTTAACAGAATGTACTGTAGTTAATAAACCTCAAGAAAATGAAAATGAGGTTGGAGCTATGCCTGGAATGTTTTAATTTTAGCTAATGGCTGAATTTGAAACAGTAGAACAAAAACAACTAATTGCCGAAAGGGTACCACCGGGAGACCGGTGGTCCCTTATCGGTAATAGTACAGTTTATGAATCCCTAACAGATACGTTAGAAGCATATTTCCAAAAAACTAAGTTTAATAAAGCATTTTACTTAGATCCTATTGGAAGTGCTTTGTATGCTGTAGATAGAGTTGAGGTAGAAGTTGAACAAGAACCAGTTAAGGAGTATAGTTTTTACGGAGAGTTTAAACAAGGAATATAATGGAAAATAGTTTATGGGTAGAAAAATACCGTCCTGATGTACTTACAAATTATGTGGGTAATGAGCATTTAAAAAATATCGTTAAACGATATTTAGAAGAGAACGATATTCAAAATCTAATCTTCTATGGACCCGCTGGTACTGGAAAAACTACACTCGCCAAACTTCTGGTTAAGAATCTTGATTGTGAGTATCTTTACATTAATGCCTCTGATGAACGAGGTATTGAAACAATCCGAGATAAAGTATCGGGGTTTGCTAGCACAATGTCGTTTAAACCACTTAAAGTGGTTATTTTGGATGAAGCTGATTTTCTTACTATCCAAGCGCAAGCTTCTCTCCGGAATGTTATTGAAACGTTTTCTAAAAGTACTCGGTTTATTTTAACTTGCAACTATGTAGAGCGTATCATTGATCCTTTACAGTCACGTTGCCAGGTACTTAAAATTGTACCCCCAACTAAAGGTGCAGTTGCACAACATCTCTTTAATATATTATCCAAGGAAAATATACAACACAGCACTGACCACCTTAAAGACCTTGTAAACCAATACTACCCAGACGTACGTAAGATGCTTAACGTATGCCAAATGTCTGCTAAAGATGGTGAGCTTGTATTAGATAAACAAACACTTGTATCATCTAACTATATTGATAAAGTAATTGAATTGCTAGTTAATCCAAATTCATTTAAACTAATTCGCCAAGTGATTGCCGATTCCAATGTAAATGATTTTGATGCGCTATATAAAGCTCTATATGCGCGTATGGACGAGTATACATCACGACCTGCAGAAGCAATTATTATTATTGAAGAATATATGTACCATTCAAATTTTCGAATTGATAAAGAAATTAATATAATGGCATGTATTTCTAAACTACTTGAAGTTTCTGGTAAAATTGTTATATAAAGATTTAATACAATTTGGAGACCGAACCTTTCTATTGTATCGTACCGTTAAAGTTACAGATAAAATAGAACCTAACACACTAAAAGAATACTGGCACTGTGACACAGTGTTAAAAAAAGAAAACTTATATTATTTTTGCAACGAAATTAAACAAATAGATTATGAAGAAATCAGATATGAATACACAAGCAACTCAACCCCAAGTTGACCTTAGTAAAACTACAGTCATCCCTAATGATTCTGAAGGACAAATCTTTCAACAAGGATTTGTTTTAAGAAAAGTTTCTCGTTTTATTACGGGAGGTGAGGATGCTATCTTACCTATTCCTGTATTTTATGACCCTAATACTGGAAAGATCTTTGCTGAAGCTCTCCCTCCTGAATTGAGAGACGAGTATGACACTTTTTGATTGGCTTAAAGAGCTAACAGGTAAGAAACGAGATTGGGACTCCTTCACCGATAAGGAGAAGGAGTCCTTTAATCCTTATATGGTTAATAGATTTATATCTATGCACCAACCATTTGCTGAATTAGCAAATTATGTACAAACTATACCTTATACTGATAAGGAAAAATATTATAAAGTATATTGTGGTCTACTCCCCAAACAAAATGTTTGGTTAAAATATATTAAGCCTAAAGTGAAACAACCTAATAAAAAATTATTGGATACAATTGCTTCTTTGTATGAGGTTTCTACCAAACAAGCAGCTGATTGGGTATCTATACTTGATAAAAAATATATTAAGGAGGCACTCCAAAAACAGGGCTTACAAAAAGACGAAATTAAAGAATTATTTAAATGATGGATAGCATAGTCACCTCAGTTATAGAACAATTCAAAGCCCGATCTGAGTTTGGGGAACAAAAGTATGGAGTTAATATGGATCGAGAGGACCTTCAATTCCCAGAATGGATTACCCATATGAAAGAAGAATTGATGGATGCCATACTTTATTTAGAGAAATTAGAAAAAATATATGGCCAAGAAACCTCAAATACTTAAGGAAATACAAAATAAGGAATTACCTGAGGTAAATTACGCTTACCAAAAGACAATTTCTTATTCGCAAATGTCAATGTACAGGAGTTGCCCACATAAGTGGGCACTTCAGTACAAAGATGGACATTATCAAAATGAACAATCTATCCATTTTACTTTTGGTACTGCTATGCATGAGGTAATCCAAGATTGGCTTACTGTGCTGTATGAACAATCAGGGGTAAAAGCAGATGCTATGAATTTAGAGGAATTATTCCAAGAAAAATTTATAGGATTATACAAAGAAGGATATAAACAAAATAAAGACACCCACTACTCATCCCCAGAAGAACTTAGAGAATTCTTTGAAGATGGTGTAGCCATACTTAAATTTCTTAAAAAAAAACGTAAACAATATTTTGGTAACCGTGGTTGGCACCTTGCAGGTATTGAGTTACCTATTGTAATGAACGTTGGTAACAATTTAGTATATAAGGGTTTTATTGACCTCGTATTGTATCATGAACCCACAAATAAATTTTATGTATACGATATAAAAACGTCTACTAGAGGGTGGGGAGATAAAGCTAAAAAAGATGAAAACAAGCAAATGCAGCTTGTACTTTATAAAAAGTTCTTTAATGAACAGTACGGAATCCCACTTGAAAATATAGAAGTAGAATTCTTTATTGTACGTAGGAAAGTATGGGAAAATAGTGATTACCCAATTTATAGAGTACAACAACACAGACCTGCTGCAGGTAGAAATAAACTTAAAAAAGCTGATCGTATATTGGAGGAGTTTATTACTGAGTGTTTTACCCCTAAAGGTAAATACCAAGATAAAGAGCACCCTAAAGTAGTATCATCTATGTGTAAGTGGTGTCCTTTTAATGATAATAAAGAATTATGTAATAAACATATATCTTCCTAATTTTGCGAATATTTATATCAAAATATATTAACTATGAAAAAAGATTTAACATTAACAAGCGTAAAAATTCAAAGTGATTTGTTTGAAGAATTCAAAGTAGCATGTGTTAGGCATAAGTTTTCTTTCCAAAAACTTGCTGACCGCTGTGTCCATCTATATCTTACAGATGAGGATTTTAAAAAACAAGTCCACAATCATATTAATTTAGATTTATAATTAAAAAACAAAATGGTTATTGAAAAAATGGAAGGCTACATCCCTAAGGATGAGCGTAAAAAAATACTCCTGATGTGCGATGACATTAGGACCCATTCAGGTATAGCAACAGTTGCTAAAGAAATTGTAATGCATACATGCCACCATTACAATTACATAAATATAGGGGCTGCAATAAATCACCCTGATCAAGGGAAAAAATTAGACTTATCACAGGAAACTAATAAAATAGCAGGAATTGAAGACAGCTCAGTTACTGTTATTCCTTTTTCGGGGTATGGTAATCCTGAATTGGTAAGACAATTATTAAAGCAAGAAAAACCTGATGCTATCTTTATTATTACTGATCCTAGATATTGGACTTGGTTATTTCAAATGGAAAATGAGGTAAGAACTAAAATACCTATTATTTATTTAAATATTTGGGATGACTACCCTGCCCCTATGTACAATAAAGAGTACTATGAGTCTTGTGATTTACTTATGGGTATCTCAAAACAAACTGTTAATATTAATACATTAGTGTTAGGGGATAAAGCAAAAGATAAACTTATAAAATATGTCCCCCATGGTCTAAACCATTTAAATTATAAACCCGTTGAGGAAAATGATCCTCAATTAATAGAATTTAAAAAATCTATTTTTGGAGATAAAGAGTATGACTTTGCAGTTCATTTTAACTCTCGTAACATTAGACGCAAACAGGTTCCTGATACCATTTGGGCTTTTAAACAGTTCGTTGATAAGTTAGAATTAGAGCAAGCTAAAAAATGTGCTCTAGTTCTCCATACTCAAGCTGTAGACAACAACGGAACAGATCTCCCAGCAGTAATTGATGCTTTATGTGGTGAAGACCCTCGTTATAATGTTGTTATTGTAAGTAAACATTTTACTCCTGAGCAAATGAATTTGTTATACAATTCTACAGATGTACAAATTCAACTTACTTCTAATGAAGGATGGGGTTTAAGTTTAACCGAAGCTATGTTAGTAGGTAATCTTATTATAGCTAACACAACAGGTGGAATGCAAGACCAAATGAGATTTATAGACAATAAAGGTAACTGGTTCACCCCAGATGCTGAAGTACCCTCTAATAATACTAAAAAATATACCGAACATGGGGAGTGGGCATTCCCAGTCTTCCCCGCTTGCAGATCTATTCAAGGTTCTCCCCCAACTCCTTACATTTGGGATGATAGATGTAAAGCTGAAGATGCAGCTGAACAATTATATAATGTTTGGAGTTTAAGTAAGGAGGAAAGAAAAACCAGAGGTTTAAAAGCCAGAGAATGGGCTTTAAGTGACGAAGCAGGTTTTACAGCCCGCCACCAAGGTTATAGGGTCATGGACAATATAGATGAACTTTTTAATACTTGGAAACCTAGAAAAAGATACGAAATTATCACAATTGATAAGAAAAAAGATAAAAAAGTTATACCACATAAATTAGAATATTAATGAAACCACTGTTTATAATAAGCTGCCCTATTGATACCTACTCAGGTTATGGAGCACGTTCCCGAGATTTAGTTAAAGCTATTATTGAGTTAGATAAATATGATGTTAAAGTATTACCCCAAAGGTGGGGTAATACCCCTTGGGGATTTATAGAAGACCATAAGGAATGGGAATTTTTACAATCTCATTTATTAACCAACCCTCAATTACCCAAAAAACCTGAAATATGGGCCCAAGTAACAGTACCTAATGAATTCCAACCAATAGGTAAATTTAATATAGGATTTACAGCAGGTATTGAAACTACAATATGTGCCCCTCAGTGGATTGAAGGGTTAAATAGAATGGATTTAAACATAGTATCCTCAGAACATGCCAAAAATACTTTTATAAATTCTAAATTTGAACAAAAAAATCAACAAACTAATCAAACTTTAGGTACTATTGAATTACAAAAGCCTGTAGAAGTATTATTTGAAGGAGCAGATTTAGACACATACCTACCTAAAAAGTCAGAATTTGATTTATCTATGGTAAAAGAAGATTTTGCTTACTTATTTGTAGGACATTGGATGCAAGGCGATTATGGAGAAGATAGAAAAAATGTAGGATTTATGCTTAAATGTTTTTTTGAGGCATTTAAAAATAAAACTAAAGTCCCTGCTTTAATCCTAAAAACTTCTAGTGCAGGTGCTTCATATATGGATAGAGAAAGCATTCTCAATAAAGTAGACCAGATAAGAAATAGTGTAGAAGCTAAAAAACTACCTAATGTTTATCTTATCCATGGTGAGTTATCTAATAAAGAAATAAATGAACTTTACAACCATAAAAAAGTAAAAGCTATGATTTCTCTCACTAAAGGAGAGGGTTTTGGTAGACCCTTACTTGAATTTAGTTTAATTAAAAAACCTATTATTACTACAAACTGGTCGGGACATTTAGACTTTTTACATTCTGATTATGTTACTTTAATTAACGGTGAGTTGAAAAATGTGCACAAAAGTGCCGCAGTTAAAGATATGATATTAGAAGAATCTCATTGGTTTACTCCTAATTTTGGTGAAGCTGGCTATTATTTAAGGGATATGTTTGAAAATTATAAACCCTACAAAGAAAAAGCTATAAGACAAGCATACCACAGCAAAACTAATTTTGATTTTTATCATATGAAGTCTGTTATAGATAATTTTATAAGTCAGTATGCTCCTGAATTTCCTAAACAGGTAAAATTAAAATTACCTAAAATTAAAAAAATTGAACTTCCTAAACTGAAAAAGGTAGATAATGCAAAATGATAAATTAACCGTTTGCTCTAGATGTGGTAGTGATGCTTGTTACCATCAAGAAATGGGTGCGGATTATGTAATAAAACTATGTTATGGGTGTGGTTTTACAACTAATACTTTAATGCATAGTGAAAGCGAATTCCTCCAAGAACAAATAGAAGTACTCCCAGAATTATATAAAGACCTAATCTATACAGATTTAGGGGGACTTAAATGGATCCCCTCAGCTACTAACAACCCAGAAAAAGGGATGGTATATGCTGATGGTTCTGATTCTACAAATTGGAAATGGGCAGCTGTTAAAGCAATTCCGTCTGAAGATAAAACATATAAAATGGATATGAAAAATTTAAAACATTTTAATGAACGTGATTATATGGAAGCTTTAGATTATATTGGTATGTTCGAAAAAGAATAAATTATGAAAATAAGTTATGCTATTCCTGTATGTAATGAACATAAGGAAATAAAACACCTTTTAGATTATCTTTTTAAAAATAAGAGACAAGAAGATGAGGTAGTGATTCAATGTGATAAAGGTAACACCACCCCTGAGGTATATGAAGTATTAAAAGAATATGCTGAATTTAATATACCCTATAAACACATTGAATTTCCTTTAAATAATAACTTTGCTGCTTTTAAAAATAACTTAAAAGATAACTGCTCTGGGGATTATATCTTTCAAATTGATGCTGATGAGTACCCTGATGAGTATTTAATGCAAACTTTACCTTCTATTATAGAAGATAACCCAGGAGTAGATATATTTTGGGTTCCTCGTATTAATACAGTAGAAGGCTTAACCCAGGAACATGTGCAAAAATGGAAATGGGCACTAAATAATCAGGGAAGAATTAATTTCCCAGATTACCAGTGTCGTGTACTTAAAAATGTTAAAAGGATTAAGTGGAGTAGAAAAGTACATGAAATTTTAATAGGATTTAAAAGTGAAAGTAAATTTCCTGTTAATGATGAATTTTGTCTCCATCACCCTAAAACTATAGAAAAACAAGAAAAACAAAATAAATTTTATGATACGTTATGAAAAAAATAGATATTAAAAAAACAGCTCTTATTTTAGGTGGAGGGGGCTTCATAGGAGGACACTTGGCTAAACGTCTTAAAGATGAGGGGTTTTGGGTTCGTGTAGTTGATATTAAAAACCAACACGAATTTTGGAATCATGATGACATTTGCCATGAATACGTTTGTGGTGATTTAAGAGACCCTCAGGTAGTAAGTAAAGTAATGTGGGCCCCTAACCAAACTACTGAAAAAGATAATATTAATTCTTTTGATGAGGTATATCAATTAGCGGCAGATATGGGGGGAGCAGGTTATATTTTCACAGGCGAAAATGATGCCAATGTAATGCATAATTCCGCTTTAATTAACCTAAACACAGTGTATGAAGCTGCTAAAAAATTAGTAAAACGTATATTCTATAGTTCTTCAGCTTGTATGTACCCCGAACACAATCAATTAGACCCAAATAACCCTAACTGTGAAGAGTCCAGTGCTTACCCCGCTAACCCAGATTCAGAATATGGCTGGGAAAAATTATTTAGCGAGCGTTTATTTTTAGCCTTCAATCGTAATTATGGACTTGATGTTAGAGTAGCCCGCTTTCATAATATTTTTGGCCCTATGGGTACATGGACAGGAGGGAAAGAAAAAGCCCCTGCAGCTATGTGTAGAAAAGCAGCTGAAAATAGAGTTGAAATAGAAGTATGGGGGGATGGTAAACAGACCCGTTCATTTCTTTATATTGATGAATGTGTAGAAGCAATACTTCGTTTCATGAGACAAGAAGAATTTCGTGGACCCGTTAATATAGGATCAGAAGAAATGGTTACAATTAATCAACTAGCCCAAATGGCAATAAACCTTTCAGGTAAGGATCTTTATATTAAAAATGTAGAAGGACCTCTAGGAGTTAGAGGAAGAAATTCGGATAATAAACTTTTTAAAGAAAAAATGAACTGGGAACCTACCCAACCTCTTTTTGAAGGAATGAAAAAAACTTTTGAATGGATAGATAAACAAGTAAATGGATAAAAAAATATCAATAATAGGAGTAGGTAAATTAGGACTTTGTTTAGGTCTTAATTTAGAAACAAAAGGGTATAATGTATTAGGTATTGATGTAAGTGAGCCTTACGTTGAATTACTTAAAACTAAAACCCTTAAATCTAGTGAACCTTCTGTAGAAGAATTACTCCAAAATAGTTCTAACATTGAATTCACAACTGATTTAACTCGAGCAATAGAATCAGACACTATTTTTGTAGTAGTAGCTACCCCATCTACTCTAGAGTGGAAGTATGATCATACCCAAGTTGAACAAGTAGCTAATGAACTCATAAAATTAGGTAAACAACCCATCAGAAAAGATTTAGTAATCAATTGTACTACTTTCCCTGGTTATTGTGATACCCTACATGAAAAGCTTAAGGAATATAATTATTATGTTTCATATAATCCTGAATTCATTGCCCAAGGTACTATCATTAAAGATCAATTAAATTGTGATAGTGTTTTAATTGGTGAAGCTGATAAGATTGCGGGTGACAAAGTAGAAGCTATTTACAAAGATTTATGCGAATCAGATCCATATTATAATAGAATGTCTTGTACTGAAGCTGAATTAGTTAAGTTAGCTACTAATTGTTTTTTGACTACTAAAATTAGCTTTGCTAATATGGTAGGAGATATAGCTAACAGATTAGAATGTAATGCAGATGTTGTATTAGAAGCTATAGGAACTGATTCAAGAATAGGATCTAAGTATATTAAACCTGGATTTGGGTTTGGGGGCCCATGTTTCCCTAGGGATAATAGAGCACTAGCCAAATGTGGTGAAGAATTAGGTATAGATGCTGTTGTTTCCAAAGCCACAGATGAAATGAATGAAAAACATCTTGAGTACCAAATTGAGGATTTTGTAAAAGCTAATCCTGATAAGACTAAAGTAGTAGAGATAGAATATGTTACTTATAAAAAAGATAGTGTCTTATTAGAAGAATCTCAACAACTCAAATTTGCCCTTAAATTAAAGGAGCTAGGCTACACCATTAAAATAGGAGACCAGAGAAAAGAAGTATTAAACCAACTAAAAGATTTATTATGAATTTAAAACATAAAATAAGTAATTGGTTAGATGAGTATCTAACTTCCAATAAACTAGACACTTTTATAATAGGAGTAAGTGGGGGAATAGATTCAGCAGTTACATCTACTTTATGTGCTCTTACGGGCAAACCTACAATAGTAGTAAGCATGCCTATCCATCAAGCCCCTAATCAACTTCAAAGAGCCCACAATCATATTAATTGGTTAAAAGAAAATTTTGACAATGTTTCTAGTGCAGAATATGATTTAACTCCTGTGTTTGAAACTTTCAAATCTTTATTTAACAACAATGATTTGCTAGCATTAGCTAACTCCAGAGCTAGGCTTAGAATGACTACCTTATACCAAGTGGCTACTGAAAATAAAGGAATAGTAGTTGGAACTGGTAATAAAGTAGAAGATTTTGGGGTTGGTTTTTATACTAAGTATGGAGATGGGGGTGTTGACATTTCCCCTATTGCTGATTTAACCAAAACTGAAGTTAGAGAATTAGCTAAGCAAATGGGAGTTATCAATGAAATTATTATAGCTCCTCCTACCGATGGACTTTGGGGTGATGATCGAACTGATGAAGACCAAATAGGAGCTTCGTATGAAGAACTTGAATGGGCTATGGAATTTAGCGATGATCCTTCTACTTTAACTGGAAGGGAAAAAGAAGTATATTATATTTATACTAATTTTAATAACAAAAATAAGCATAAAATGCTTCCTATTCCCATTTTTAAAAACTAAAAAATTACTTTCATGGAAAAAATAATAAACAACTATTCAGGAGCTTGTATGCAAGATGTGTTTGCTTCTGTAGTTACTAATCATTCCACAACAGGATTTGTAGTAGATATAGGATGTCAAGGCCCCGGAAAAGGAAATAATTCTACTCTATTTTTAGAAAAAGGATGGGAAGGTGTAGGAGCAGATATACAGGACTATCAGTCTTCATGGACTTCTTACCCAAATTATAAATTTTATAAAATAGATACTACAGTAAAAAGTAATGTAGATTTGCTTTTTGAAACGTGTCCTGATATTATAGATTTTTTATCGTTAGATGTTGATGGAGCAAGTTTATCAACATTACAAAATATAGATTTAGACAAATTCAAATTTAAGTGCATTTGCATAGAACATGACTACTATGCAAACGGGGAAAGTCTTAGAGCTCCACAAAGAGAAATCTTAGAAAAAAAGTATACCCGTGTAATTCAAACTGCTGCTGAAGATTGGTATGTTGATTTTTCTTTATTAAGTGATGAAACTATCCAACTTTTATCTGACATTCCACCACATCATGAAATCACAGAAAGTGAGATGCATAATATTCCTACATGGTTAAATGTAGAAGCCAAATACTAATTTTTAAACAATGAAGCAATATATAATAGATGTAGGAACTTCACATAATGCCCCAAGAGGGATTGCTCTAAAAAAAGAGTATGGATACCCTGTTATTTTTATAGAACCTAATATAGAAGCTTTAAACCAAGTCCCATCAGACCCAAATGATATTAAAGTAAATGCTGCTATTACTTCATATGACGGTACAATAGAATTTAACTACTATCAAGAAGGTACTCATTCTGTTTTAAAAACTAATTTAAATGAGATTAGTAAGTATATAGATGGGTATAGTGGAACTAATGCTAAGATTAAAGATTGGACCGCTTGGAAAACCGAAGAAGTAACTTGTTATAAATTAAGTACTTTAATAAACAAATTTAATGTAAGTGAAGTAGTTTACTTAAAAATTGATACTCAAGGGCATGATTTTGAAGTTATAAAAAGTTTAGAAGATAAAATAAACAAAGTTAGGTATATAGAATGTGAGGTCCAAATTACGGACTTTGAAGTTTATCAAAAACAATCCAATAAAACAGAGTTAGTAAATTTTCTTTTAAGTAAAAATTTTAAGTTAATACATACTGATAGTCAAACTTTTGGACAAGAAGAAAATTTAATTTTTGAAAACCAAAATTATGAATAACATACATTTCACAACCAACTCAGACGGGAAAGGAACTGAAGGGATAGGGGCTATGGTTCAATATCAAATTTGGTGTTTTGTATTATCTAAATTATTTGCTACAAATTTTTATTTTACAGGATTCAAAAATTTACAACACTACCAATATTTTGATATTGCTCCTGCTGAATGGGATGAAAATATTACTAAGTTTTTTAATTTTCCTTTATCTGAATCTTTAAATCATTCTGAAATTCTCTTTTCAACTATTGAGGGGGATCTAGAAAATTTTATACAAAAAAATAAAGATTTTATTATTAATTTTCACCAAAATCATCTTATGCAATTTGCTGATGAATACATTAATCAACCTGAAGTGCAAACTATTTTAAAAACTTTAGGTAAAAATCTTTTTTTGGATGAAAAATTAAAATATTTTAGTAAAGAAAAAAATAATATAGCAATCCATATAAGAAAATATACTCAAACTGATTGTGATTTAAATCCTAGAAGAGAGTATTTTGATAATTCCAAAAAGTCATATTATATTGATTTAATTAATTCTCTATCTGAAAATAATACCCATTTTCACGTTTACTCTCAAGGTAGTGAAAGTGATTTTGATTTTTTATCTCAAAAAAATATTACATTACACATTGAAGAAAATCCTATAGTATCCCTTTATCATATGATTAATTCTGATATACTAATAACAGCTAATAGTTCATTTAGTTATGTAGCTCACTTATTGGGAAATCATTCAAAATGTTATGTTAGAGATACTTTTTTTCACCAATGGCACAATAGCTGTATAAAACTATGATTACAAATTTAGAAATAGGTTACAATGGACGATTAGGTAACCAAATGTTCCAGTATGCTGTGTGTTATGCTGTAGCTAAAAAATTAAACACACAATTCTCTATTTTAAACCAGAATAGCAAACATACCAAATCTGATGGGTGTTTTGATTTTGCTAATAACCAGTGGATTGCTTATAGGTTAAAAATGTATGACTGCTTTAACATAACAGCCCCTCAAGTTGGTAGCATACCTATCACTAATACTTTCCAAGAACCCCACTTCCATTATAGTGACACTATAAATTCAGTACAGGATAATACCTCTATCCAAGGTTATTACCAGTCTGAGAAATATTTTTTGGATTGTAAAGAAGATATTTTAAAAGAATTTACGTTTAAAAATGAAATTTTAAATGCCTCTCTATCTTTTTTAAAAGATAATTTTAATTCCAATCCTATTGTAGCAGTTCACATAAGGAGAGGGGATAATATTCACAGTAATCCTACATTTCCTCCTATTAGTATGGAATATATCCAACAAGCCCTTAATGAATTTACTGACCAAGAATATAATTTTTTAATTTTATCAGATGATATCCCTTATTGTAAGGAAGTGTTCCCTGAGGGAGGAAACATCAAATTTAGCTCAGGTGATAGTGATTTAATAGATTTGTGTTTAATGACTTTAGCAGACCATAATATTATTTCTAATAGCTCTTATTCTTGGTGGGGGGCTTACCTAAATTCCAATTCTAATAAAAAAGTAATTGCTCCGAGTAATTGGTTTAAAGATAAAATTAATATGAATACTAAGGATTTGATTCCTGATAACTGGAAAATTATATAAAATGAATATTTTAATCACTGGGGCTGGAGGCCTCATAGGTTCTGAAGCTGTAGAATTTTTTTGTAAAGAAAAACATCAAGTATACGGTATAGAAAATAACCAACGTCAAGTATTTTTTGGGGAAAAAGGTAGTACTTTATCTAGATTGTCCCAATTAGAGTCTTTAGGGAATTTTACCAATTTCCAAATAGACATACGGGATAAACCATCAGTTTTAGACTTATTTAAGAATATTAAATTTGATGTTGTTATCCATACAGCAGCACAACCTTCACATGATAAAGCTGCAGATATCCCTTTTGCTGACTTTGAAACTAATGCTAATGGAACTCTCCATTTATTAGAAGCAGTAAGACAAACTAATAAAGAATGTGTATTTGTTCATATGTCTACTAATAAAGTCTATGGGGATAGACCTAATACTTTAAATTTAGTAGAAACTGACACTCGCTTTGATTATGCTGACCCTAAGTACCAAAATGGTATTAATGAATATTTTAGTATAGACCAATCTAAACATAGTTTATTTGGTGCTAGTAAAGTAGCTGCTGATATTCTAGTACAAGAATATGGGAGGTATTTTGATATTCCTTCTTGTGTTTTAAGAGGGGGGTGTTTAACCGGAGAAAATCACAGTGGAGTTGAGTTACATGGATTTTTAAACTATTTAGGTAAATGCAACGTCCAAGAGGTAAAATATAAGATATTTGGCTACAAGGGAAAACAAGTTAGGGATAATATACACTCATCTGATGTTGTACAATTTATAAATCTATTTATACAAAACCCTAGAGTAGCAGAAGTATACAATTTAGGGGGAGGAAAAGAAAACAGCTGTTCAATTCTTGAAGCGTTTGAGCTAGCCCAAGAAATCTCAGGTAAAAAAATGGTTTATGAGTATGTAAATGAAAATCGTATAGGAGATCACATTTGTTATTACAGTGATTTATCTAAAATGAAATCCCATTACCCTGAGTTTGGTATAACTAAAGACCTACATTATATTCTACATAATATAATAACCAGTTATGAGTGATAGAGTTTTATATGCAGCCCATGGGATAGACGGGTGGATTTATGACACTTTTTTTTCTAACACAGAAAAAGGTTATTTTGTAGATATTGGGGCCCATCATCCTACTAGAGGTAATAATACTTATTTTTTTGAACAATTAGGATGGGAAGGAATATGTTTTGAACCCCTCCCTGAATTAGCAGCACAACTCTCTTTAGAAAGAAAATGTACTGTAGTAAAAAAAGCTTTATCTGATACCCCTGGGGTGTTTTCATTTTTCCAAATAAAAGGTGTTTCTGAGGTTTTAAGTGGGCTTGAAGATAAATTTGATCAAACTTCCATAGCTAGAATAAATAAAGAAATAGAAGAACATAACCAAGATTATGACTATATAGAAGTAGAATGTTCTTTATTTGAAGATGAAGTTACTACCACAGAAATAGATTTATTGTCTATTGATGTAGAGGGTGCAGAATTAGATATCCTAAAAACTATAGATTTTGATAAGTATTTTATTAAAGTTATGATAGTAGAATTTAACCACCCCAATCCCCCTCTTTTGTCTTTTATCGAAGAGAAGGAGTTCTCAGTAGTTGCCCGAAAAGGAGTAGATATTATATTTAAAAATAATTCCTATGTATATTAAATCTAGTTTTATATCAAAAGAAAAATTTGAACAACAATTTTTCCCCTTAAGAGAAATCCCTTTCAGTTTTTTCTTTGACTGTATCCCTACAGAAGAAGAATTAAAAATTAACCCTATCAACATATATGCTCATGATGAACCTAATGAGTATTTTGGACATCATAATTGGGTACTTAACAATCACCAAAAATTTGATTTAGTTTTAACTTGGAGTGAGCAAATATTAAAAACTTGTCCTAATTCTCAACTTTTATTATATGGTGAGTCTTGGGTAAATGATGAGAAAGAAATAAATAAAAAAGTAAAAAAAGAATTTGATATATCTTTTATTAGGGGAAATAAACTTCAATCATATGGCCATCAAATTCGACACCAAGTTTTTAATAGGGAAAATGAAATTAATATCCCTAAAAGGTTTTATGCTTCAACTAAAGAAGATCCTGAAAAAGGATGGATAGCTAGCAAGTTAATGGCCCACCAACCCTCTATGTTTTCTTTTATAGTAGAAAATACTAGTCATCATAATTACTTTACAGAAAAGATAACTGATTGTATAATATTAAAAACCATCCCAGTCTATTGGGGTTGTACTAATATAGAAGAATATTACAATATTGATGGTATAGTACAAGTGTATAGTGATGATGATGCTATAAATAAAATTAACTCTTTAACTCCTGAGTTTTATAATGAAAGGCTAGATGTTATAGAAGAGAATTGGAAAAAAGCTATTGGATATTCTAATTATATAGAAAGAATATATTTGGAAATAAAAAAAGTTTTTGAATTTAATAACTTAATCAAATGAAAAAAACCCAAATTGTAATACATGTAATGCCTTCAGAGATTGAAGATTTTACAGAAACTATCAATCACCTTTATAGGGCTTCTCAGTACCTAAAAAGTAAAGATTGGGTTTCTATTTATGCTACTTTAAATTTATCCCCTGAGTTAATAAATTGGGAAAATAGTTTACTTGATTCTAAATTTTTTATAGATAAATTTAATTTGCTTAAAACTAAATGTGAATGGGCCCAAGAAGTTAAATTTGAGTTAATAGAGGACAATTCAATATTAGGTACTACTTCTCAAAAACGTAAAGCTATAACCCAAAATTATGACCAATATATATTTTTAGATTGTGACATAGCTTTCCCTGAGATGTTGCTTAAATATATGTTAGAAACTAGTTATCAAGTTGAAGGTAAATATTTTATTACCCCCCAAACTGTTAAATTATGGGACAATACATGGGATGTATTAGTACATAAAAACTTCAGAGAAAAAAAATATGGATATGAAAAAACCCACCCCCCTCATCAAACCTATTCCCAGATAGTAGAAGAAGCTAATATAAAAATTTCTCCTTATTTTAAATTTGGGTGTGGGTGGTTCACATTGTATTCTAAAGAAATATTAAATTTTATAGGTATTCCAAATTGGTTAGGACATTATGGACCTGAGGATACTTTTTTAATGTTGGCTTCTCAAAATGCTATAACTCAAAACTATGATATTAAACAGTATATAATTGAGGGGTGTTATGTTTCTGAAAATTATGTAAATAGAGAATTTCCTTATAAAGAAAAGTTAAGTGTAAATAATTTAAAACAACTTTTTAGGGATGAAGCAGAATCCCACTTTTATAATGAACTCAATAAATTTAAACAAAGCTTATAAATGCTTTAATAGAAGAAAAGATTAAAAAATGTTATTAACATAATGTACGAGCAATGAAAAAATATATAGTTACAACAACAATTAATAAACCTACTTTAGCCACACTTAGATTTTGCCAAATAGCTAAAGAAAAAAACTGGGTATTTATTATAGTAGGGGATACAAAAACCCCACATGAAGAATATCATAAGTTAGAAAATTCTCATGTTATATACCTTACTCCTAACCAACAAGAAGAATTATATCCTGAGTTAAGTGAAACCATAGGATGGAAAAGTATTCAACGTAGAAATATAGGATTTGTATATGCTTATGATCAAGGGGCAGACGTAGTAGCTACTATTGATGATGATAATATTCCTTATGATAATTGGGGGGATGATCTTTTAGTGGGGGAAGAAGTAGAAATTGATGTTTATGAACATAAGGAGTTTATAGTATTTGACCCTATTTCTCCTACTAACCATAATGATTTATGGCACAGGGGTTATCCTATAGAGTTAGTACCTGAAAAGAATAATATTGAGTACAAAGGTAAAAGACTACGCAAGGTTTTAATTCAAGCCGACTTTTGGGATGGTGACCCTGATATTGATGCATTATGTCGTCTAAGTAAAATGCCTGTGTGTAAATTTGATCAATTTAAACCTTTTGGTAGCCCTGATATAGCCCCATTTAATTCACAAAACACTTTCTTATCGCGTGAAGTAATCCCCTATTATGCAGTATTACCCCATGCTGGTAGAATGGATGATATTTGGGGGGCATATATAGTACAACATTATTTCCCACGTTCAGTAGTATATAATAAAGCAACAGTTTATCAGGATAGGAATGAACAAGACTTAGTTACTAATTTAGAAAATGAAGTAATAGGGTATAGAAACACTCTTAATCTTATTAATGATTTAAAAAATTATTATGGTTATTTACCTAAAGCGTCCCAAAAGTTTTGGGATGTTTACAGAAAACAATTTACCCAATGAAAATATCAGCAGTTATAGTATCTCGTAATGACAATTATGGAGGCCATTTAAATGAAAGGGCAACATACTGTTTTAACTCAGCAATTGAAACATATGATGAAGTAATTTATGTTGATTGGAATTCCCCTACCCATAGTTTATTATATGATATAAAAGATAATGTAAAGTTTAAAGGTAATTTTAAACACATAGTTATACCCCCTAGTGCCGCTTTTAACCTTACAGATGGGGATGAACATGCCCAAAAGTGTTGCGAAGTTCTTGCTAGAAATATAGGTTTAAGAAGAGCAACAGGGGATTGGTTACTTTCTACTAATATAGATATAATCCACCCAAAAAGGAAGGAATTAGAAAACATATTAAATTCTTTAGATCAAAATACCTTTTACACAATTAGTAGAAGACATGCCGATTGGGATATGATAAAATCTTTCCATGGGGGTGAAGTATTATTTAATGAGTGGGAATCCCTTAGAGACCATTTAATAGATTCCTCTGAGGAAAGGCATTTTGAAGAAACTACGGGTAATGGTGATGATTATAGTATAATTAACTGTTGTGGGGATTACCAAATTGCCCCTAGAAATGTGTGGGAAAGTATTAGGGGATTTGAAGAAGAACTTATTTATCCTTTATATGCTGACACTAATATCCAAAAGAAAGCAGTTATGCATGGGTTTGGATTGAAGGCTATTTATAATCCTGCTTTATTCCATATTGATCACGGGAAAGGTGGAGGAGGTTTCCTAACAGGAGTTAACAAAAAATGCAACGATTTTTACAGAGCAATCCCCTACCAACAAAAAACAGAAAACCCAGATACCTGGGGGTTCTCAGATATTGATATAGAATACGAAGTGTTTTAATATTTATAACCATGGGCAAGGAAAATAAAAAACGTGAAATCCTTTCTGTAGAAATACTTTATGATGATAAAGAGGATTTAGATGTATTAACTGAATCTGAGGATTTCCGCAAACTATTATTTGATGAAGTTGTGGTTGGGATAGAAGAAGCATTAGAAACTAACTTTTCCCAAGCTAAAGTAATCTATATACCTAATCTAGAATGTTCTGTAATTATATATAGACGTAATTTTAAAGTTGCTATTGAAAAAATCATAGGGTTTTATGAACAACAAGAGGATTATAAAAAATGTGCAGAACTAGTTAAGTTAAAAAATAAAGTTAATGGGACAACGAAAGGAAATAAAGGAAATACTTGAATCTATTTTAGGAACCCCTGTTCATTTTACTAGTGATAAAGTAGATGAAGAAACTAAAATAAAAAATGAGTTTGTTCGTATAATAGATTTATTTGAAGAAGCTTGGCAACGTCAACATAAGTTGTTTGACCAATTTAAAATAGATATAGCATCCATAGATGATATATATTTTCAAGTCATAGAAAGTTTAGTACATTTTTGCTTTGAACCTGTAGCTGCAGAAGCTATATTGTTTTATGTTTATACTAGATTTGAAGATGGTAAAGAAGTAGTACCTTTTTTAGATGATGAAGGGGTAGAACATCTTTTTAATACTAAAGAAGAATTATGGGAGTACTTAGTGGATTTAAAAGTAAAAATAGATAAAAATGCCCAAGGCAAAACCCCTAAGTAAACAACAGATACAAGCAGCTATGAATAAGACTATGTCTAATCGTGCTGCAGCTCGTTATTTAGGTGTTTCCTATATTCACTACAAAAAATGGGCTAAAAACTATGAAGCCACTGAAGAGGGCTACCCAGATCTATTTGAACAGCACAAAAATCAAGCAGGTAAAGGTATACCTAAATTTTTAAATGGTAGCGTAAAACAACCTGCTGTATTAGATATTATAGAAGGTAGAGTTGATAGTTCCCATTTCTCAGCTGCAAAAATCCGTGAAAGGATGATAGGGGAAGGTTATTTAAATGATTGTTGTTCAAATTGCTCGTTTAATGAACGTAGGGTGTTAGATTATAAAGTTCCGCTAATAATGAACTTTAAAGACGATAATAAAAAAAATTATAAATTAGATAATGTAGAACTCCTTTGTTATAATTGTTATTTTTTACTAGTTGGAGATATATTTAGTAACAAACAAGTCCAAACAATGGAAGAACATAAACCAGTTAATGAAGGTAAAGTAGATTGGGAAATTGATGATTACCATCTACAACGTTTAAAAGAGCTAGGACTTGGAGATGAAGACGAATTAGACTTGATATCTAGAATATGAAACGTAAAAGAAAACATCAAAAGCTAGTAGATGATTATGATGCTCAAAAACGAAAGCATCTTGAAAAGCTTGCGACAAAAAGCTTGGAGAATGACGAAAAGATGCTTAAATTCAAGTCAAAACAAATAAAAGGAGATTACCTTGATCTATTTTGATATGCCTTATGTAAAACACATAAAAGTAGCAACGTATGAGGAATTCCTCAACATGGCTAAGACTAAGGACTTTACCCTTGCTAAAGGCATTGTGGAAAAAGTATTAAGTAATTTAGATACTAAAGAAGAATCAATTCCCGTGTTCGAAGTTGAAGTGGAAGAAGAAGGAACTGTTTATACCTTATCTATGGAAACAGATGAATTTATTGATATTTTAGAAACAAACTTGGCTCATTATGAGCGTGAAGAAGAGTATGAAGATTGTACAAAAATTACTAAAGCAATAAACTATTTAAAATCAAAAAATGGCTAGAAAAATTGGAGCACTCAGCTTCGAACCCAGTAATGACAAAGTGAACCGTCCTGGTGTTCACGCTAAAACAAAAACCAGTAAAAACAAAAAATCTAAAAATTATAAAAAAGCCTATAGAGGCCAAGGAAGATGAGTAAAAACAGCCCCCACCAAAGGTTGAAAGCATTCCAAGATTGGGATCGTTTTATGGAGTATGAATCCCCTGCTTATAAGGAACGCAAGAAGAAAAAACCTAAAAAACCAGGATATCTCCCCCCAGATGAGGAAGATCTCCAAGATTACTACAGTGGTAAACGTAAGTGATTCCCAAATAGTAACAGCTAAGCAAGCTATGAAGGCTATGTCTGATGAAGATTTAGCCTTTGTAGCTACTTACTACCCCATGATGCTTAATAGTATGTGTATGATGATTACTTTAGAGGACCAATTAGAAAAGGAAGATAAAGAAGTCAGTCATAAAATTGTCATAGCAAAATCGAGGAAGCCTAAAAATTTATTCTTATATTTATGGAATAAGTTTAAGCAATGGCAATTTTTCAAATTTGGGAAGACGGGAAATACCGAGAGGTAATACAGGAATCTTCACAGTTTAAGTATAAACCTAAAGGACACAAGTTTGTGAATGTGCAACGCTTGACGTACGAGCATGAACATAGTTGGATGCCGCCTTCACTCATAGTGAATAATGGTAAAAAATACATTATCCCTAATTGGGTAGAGGTGCATCCTGAAACTAAACTAAGTGACATTAAATGGGAACGTCCTGAGGTTAAGCCAAAAGAGCCAAATATGGTAGTTATGGAGTTTACTTCTAAGAGTAATCCTGATATTACCTATGAGGCACGTAAGGTGACTTTACCCACTGGAAAAATTACATTTAGCTGTAACTGCCCAGGTGTTTGGAGATCGAAAACTAGAGAGTGTAAACATATTAAAGAACTAAAAAATGCGTAATCACAACAATCGCCGCCGTAAGCGGAACTACCATGGTAGGATGGCTGAACTAGCCTATGCTATGATTACTGGAAATGCTGAAGCTGTTGCTAGGCATTATAAAGAGGCAGTACGTTATGGCGGAAAAATGGACCGCCGTGACTGCGAGGAGTTCATGAGGGAGTTCCGTGGTGAGATGGAGGACCGAGTCCCTAGCAAACAACAGGTTGCTGTTGGTAAGGAAAAAGTCAAGCGGAACCGTGAGTTGCGTGAATTGGAAAGGCAGTTGGGTATTGAGCCTAAAAAAGGAAGAAAACGGTCATCTTAAAGTCATCCCAAAATGTGGGATCCTGAAACCCAGTTCGTATATTCATGGGGTAAGGTTGAGAAAGAAACAAAAAACAAATTGATATGTGGCTTGACGATTATGTGCATTACGAAGTAGCTAAAGCGATGGTGATCCAAGACATCATGAGTGAACGTGAAGAAACTAATAAGCGTAAAGAAACATTTAGAGAATATTGGGAACGAACCAGAGGTAATTAATAGAATGCCCGGGTGGTGGAATTGGTAGACACGACGGACTTAAAATCCGTTTCGCCGAACGGTGAGTGCGGGTTCGAGCCCCGCCCCGGGTACAAAAGATATGCTCCCTTAGCTCAGCTGGATAGAGCAACAGCCTTCTAAGCTGTGGGTCACAGGTTCAAATCCTGTAGGGAGTACTAGGTTCTTTACATACTGAAATAAATAGCATTCGCTGATGACGTCACTGCGTAATAAAATGACGCACCAATATGGGAACGTAGCTCAATTGGTTAGAGCATCAAGCTTATATCTTGAAGGTCGCAGGTTCGATTCCTGCCGTTCCTACAAATGAAGGAAACCCTACCGCGCTGATCACGCACGGGGGGGTATGACTGAATGTGTTCCTATGATTAGGGGAATAAAGTACACATGTTAATAGGTAGCTCGACTTACAGCAAGCGCTGTAGGGGGTGAAAACCCAGTGTGGGCCTATTAGGGTGTGGTTGTGTGATAGTGGAACTAAATTCTACTAAGCGATATTGTGAACTTCAATTGGGGTTAGCAGCCATGAAGTGAAATGATTAATGGGATGCGGGTTTAACACTCCTCTTGTGCCATTATGAGTTACCAATACAACCGCCTGCTTGTCGCGCTTAAAGGCTTGAATAACCTTTTACCCATTCCTTCATTTATTGATCCCATAGCTCAGCTGGTAGAGCATCTCACTTTTAATGAGAGGGTCGTCGGTTCAAGCCCGACTGGGATCACAGCGTGTGAGGCGAATGCAGCCACTATAGCTCAGTTGGCTAGAGCAGCTGATTTGTAATCAGCAGGTCACGGGTTCGAATCCTGTTAGTGGCTCCAATTTCCCCCCTGCCAGGGGGAAAGGGGTAAAAGTGTGAACGGATATGGCAGTATCTCTAGTAGTCGATGTCTCTGGGTTCGATTCCCAGTTGGCTTGTTGGTCAAAGAGGGGAACAGACATCACCCCATAATAACCCTTAGTCTAATATGGGAGACTAGGTTTTCTATAACCCAGAATATAGAATCTCAGTGGTCCGACGAGATACCAGACGGACAAGTCCTCAGCGCTGGCTGGGGCAATTGGGAGATTAGCTCAGTTGGTTAGAGCATTCGGTTTACATCCGAAAGGTCATTGGTTCGAATCCAGTATCTCCTACTAATATTTATAAAAATGAAACAGTTAAGTTATTTATTAGGGTTGTTTATTGTCCTTGGGTTATCAAGTTGTTCTCCTTATTATTACAACAGCACAAACAGATCAGCTGTGTTTACTCAAGACGGACAATTCTCCCATATGAGGCATAGTGGGGTAGGTAATTCCCATAAAAATGGAATTCGAACTAAATATACTAGAACCCCTCGTAAAAAATGTCAAAGGGATTGGTAATGAAAGTAGGAGATATTATAAATTTCTTTCTATTTGGCGAGGAGGTCCAAGGAGAGGTTCTTAACATCAATACTAAAGAGAAAACAGTTAGATTACTACATGAAGGGTATAATTATCCTGAAGTACAAACATTTAGAAAATTACCAAAAAAGAAATCGGATATACCACCATGGTATATTTTAACAAACCAAAACAAAAAACGATGAAACAACTATTTTTTATTGGAGCAATTATTGCTCTTGCCTCTTGTGGAGGAACTGAAACTAATACCCCAATTGTACCAACAGGTGATAGCCTCCAAGGGGACACTACAGGAGTAAACACTCCTTTTAACACAGACTCAATTGAGACTGTAGGTGAATTGCTCGATAGCCTTGCTGCTGTTGAGCCTTATGCTAAAATGACTCACTAAGAGTCATATGCCTAAGTGGTGGAATTGGTATACACGCTAGTCTTAGGAACTAGTGCTCCGGCTTGTGGGTTCGAGTCCCACCTTAGGTACAACTAAATAAGTTATAAAATGAAAATGTTTGAACAAGTTCGAGTCCCAGACTCACGTAAGGGTAATGATTATATTGTTACTGCTGAAATTAACCAAGTAGCATATGACGATAAGGAGGGTCCTTATTACTTTGTACAAAAAGCAGAGTCTGGTAAAGGTCGTAGAATTAAAAAGGCGGATTTTAAGAAGGGTAAGTTTTATCATCATTCTGAAGTCATGATTCTGTCATAATGAAATTGTGGTTTATCCCGGGGACATTCGTATCTTTACCCGTGATGAAAAAGCGGAAAAACATTAATACTAGTGTGCCTGAGGGTAAGTATTTCCGCCAACCCTCTAATAAGGTACATAGTGATAAAACTAAGTACACTCGTAAAAACAAACATAAAAATGGGAATGACAGTTTCTGATTGCTACGCGAATGCACGTGAAGCACTAAAACAAGGTGATAAAGACCGAGCACGTGATCTAGCTGACTTTGGTATTACCCAAATAGCAAGTGCACGCAGTGAAGGTATAAACACCGATGATCTTATTGATGATGTAAAGGTTGGTTTATGGCTTGAACGTTTCTGGTACTTTTTGGAAAACAATAACTTGATGCTTGATGGAGAAGAATAAAATTTACAAAGAAGCACAATATATCCTAAATCATCTTGATGAACTGGATAGGAAGTATACATTTGAAATTGTTGAAGAAGTCTGGACCCACCTCCAACAAATAAGGTTCACAGCAGAAGAAATCCAACGCAAATCCAAGAACTATGTACATCGACCTGAAGCGCCGGGAGAAAGAGATCGACCGTAAAATATTAGAAGAACGTAAACGCCCCTTTTATGTAATAGATGAATATGCAAGGGTGTTTGCTGGGTTGAGGAGAGGGTACCCATATTTTAGTGAAGATATAAATGAAGCAAAACCAATTTACAACAATGAACAATTTGGAGCTATCCGAAGAGGAAGTACTTACGGTATCGAAAGAGTTTCGGCCAAGGATCTATTGTGATATGGATGGAGTGCTTACTGACTTTGATAAGCAGTTTAGCGAAATCCACCCTTGGGGTCCCAAAAAGTTTACTGAAAAAAATGGTAAAGATGAGTTCTGGGAACTTATTGATGGTAGAGGAGTAGGATTTTGGGTAGGAATGGATTGGATGGAGGATGGTAAGGAATTGTTTAAGTTTATTACTGAAAACTTCTATGTTGAGTTACTTTCTTCCCCATCTCGTAGTGAACACTCACGTTTAGGTAAACGTTTGTGGGTTAGAAATCATAAGTTGGGAGTTAAGTTGAATTTGGCTTATTCCCATAACAAGCAAAAGTATGCTGCCCCTTCTCATATTTTGATTGATGATCGAAAAGATAACATTGAGCAGTGGGAATCCAAAGGAGGAATTGGTATATTACATACATCGGCAAAAGAAACGATTGAATGTCTGAAAAAAAAGGCCATACTGTAAAGATTAAGTTTCCCTTCCCTGAACATTTATGTTGTGAAGTATTTTCACCTACACTAGATAGATGGCATAGGGTTACTCCAAATGAATTTAGAAGTTATGTAGGTAAACGCCGAATACTTCATTTAGAAGGAAATCTTAGAGAAAACGCCGATATTAAGGGTGTTTATAAAGAATATGATGGACCTGTTTACTTGTATGGTTCGAACAAAAAAATAAATACGTCAAATAGAGAGGTTGGAAAATTAGCCTTTCTTAACGATATTGATCCACGTGAATACAAAAAAAGAAAAGGAAATGCACTTTGATCCTAAAACAGATGCTCTTCGTGAGCAAATCAAAAAAGAAGGTATTAACCCCGAAATGATCGATGACTCGTATGGAGATGAGTTTGAAGATTTTGTTGATATTATTTCCGAAAGGGAACTTAATGACAATTGGGATGAGTACGGAGATGATTCATACGAGTATTAATTAAGCAAGCTTTTAACCACATACCCCAATCCCTTAATCCGTATATACAATGGGATATTTAGAATACATATTACTTGGTGTTTGCTTTGGATTCCTAATGGAGTACTTTGGGAAATATCTGGATATGACTTTTAATTTTTGGGAAAGGTTAGCTATGTGGTTATTTTGGCCTTTTTGGTTATTTGCTGTTATTTATGTTTTTTTGAGAGAATTATTTAAGTAAGATTGCGTCATATTGAAGTCATCTGCGGATTTGGGGTCCGCAACCCGATTTCGTATATTTCGGGTGTTGAGAAACAACGAGAAAAAAAACAAATGAGCATGATTCAAGCAGTTAAAAACGCCCAAGAGCGACTTGCCCAACAGTTGGAGGCAGGTAATCCCCAGGAAGCACACAT